TCCTGAAATAAACTTCAGAAACATAATACAATGACAAAACTTTTTTCCCCCCGCATTGACTCACATTTTGAGTTGTCTGACCTGGTGTCTGAAATTGGTGATAAGAAGGTTTTGCAAGCAACTGCATCAAAGAAGCCCAGATACAAGATCAATTTTAGTGTACTTGAAAAGGGAGGAAGGAGGTACCGCATCAACATCCTTGGAAAAACAAGATTAATCAGGTCAGATGATGAGATTATTGGGAAGATTCCCCATGAATGTGTATGCAACTTGCTGGATGGGACATCAGACATGAAGTTGTGGAAACTTGGACTGAAAGGGCCTGAGACAAACCTTTCTCCTGATTATGTGGACACAAACCACAAATTATTCATTGAAGTTGCAACATCTAGATCACCAGAAGAGAGAGTATTGAATGATAGGTTTGAGGAGAAAATTATACACTACAAGTCTGTTGCAAACCATAATTCATACCAGGTTGGCGTAATAGTAGTTAGCACAGATTCGGTGATGACCAATTTAACCCTATCAACTCAAACTGTGAATGCATTATGTCACAGATTCAGAGCTGGCCTTGCCATACATAGCAGCTTAGAGAAGATAGAGGGAAGGAGTCTGGTTTCTGAGAATGACAATCCAAAACTCAGAATTGTCAGATCAGTGGTGGCAGACTTGAGTAGGAGACACATATCTGATCTCAAAACATCAAAAGATTTCCCAGTTGAAAAGATACTCTCATTCCAAAAGCCACCTACACAATCAGAGATGAAGAAAACAGCCAGGCTGCTAAGGAAATGCAGGTTAGAGGCACAAGAGGTGACCCCAGGAAAGCCCTCAGACTTGCAAGATTACATAGACTCTTATGGAACTAATTGTAGGACAGATAAAAAACGTGTATGCAATATACCAATGGTGATCCCAAGAGACAACTCAACAGAAGGGTTTGATTATGACCTGGATCTGGATACATCAAATTTACCTGATTTCCTTAAAGAGATATGGAAATCTAGCCAAGAGGTAGCTGAGGTTATGGTGGATAGAGATATTGAACAAAAAGAAGCTTTAGGTAAGCAGGACTTTGAGCAGCATAGAATACAGAGGTCCCAATGTTTCAACTGCAGAATGTCAGATGACTTGAAAGAAGAAGCTAGCACTACAGGATTGTGGGGGAAAAGCATGAAGATGACTGAAGCCTACAAGCTAAAAAAAGAAACATCTAAGTTGAGCTTCCACCCTGTGAACACTCCAGTGGATGATATAGAAGAGTTTGTATCTCGCGAAAACTTGAAGCAACTTGACTCTAATTGGTTTCAATCAATACCATCAGATATGCTGAGGTTGATGGCAGATGCAAAAAAACTGTGGACAGACGATGAACCACTGAGTTTAACTTTGTTAGAGAAGTTCTCCAAAACAGAGCTTGTATCACATGCTTCTATGTTGTCAGGACTGTTTACTGAGATATGTTACTGCTATAAGTACTGGATTAAAAGAGCTGACTTTTACAAAAAGTGGTGGGGGAAAGTTCAGATGGTAGTGAGGTGTGTAGGAGATCATACATTTGTGAGCTTTGCTTTCCCTAAGAAAGATTTCAAGAGCTGGGACACAGGGCGAATAGGACCCTCTCTGTTTGAGAGTAGGAACTACATCTTCACGGATGTCTGCTCTTACAATGAGCCTACAATTGAACACTTTGTGAAATCAGGTCCTTACATGGGTTCAATATTGATACATCTTCAATCAAACCTAGACACACCACTGGATAAAGTGTCTGAGTTTTCAAACCATGTATCCAAAACTATGTCCGGAATATACTTGCTATATTTGAACAATAAAACTGATTCAGAAGAACTCATGACAAATCAGAGATACCTTAACATGGGTGTACTAGAGGACCTTCAACCAAATCCCTTTAAGTTTGTCAAGAGACTACCTGAAATGTATAAAAGCAGGTTGACATGCTACTTGTTCAAAAGAACCTGCCAAGAAATCACTAGATTCTCAGAAAGAACTCCAAAGAAGGTGCCAGTTGAAGAATCTGGGGTTACAACACTAGAGTATGATTGGCTTAGAGGGATATTCAGCAACGAGCCTCTGACTTTCCGACAGAAGCTAAATGAATTTTACTTTGGATATGTTATCTCCAAAGAAAGAGGTAGAGGAGCTGATAGAAACTTCAAAATCATGAAGAAGATTGTAGAACAAGAATACAAGTATAGGGATGATAGCCACCCACTCTTCACTGATGAAATGAGTGTGAAGGATAACCAAACACATTCCTCTATGCTTAAGACCCTGTTGTTCTTTTACAAAAAACATTTAGAGGAAAGGTATGGAGATTCATGGAGAGATGTGATGGAGACAAACTTGATAGAGAAACTGGCTGGCATTTCTTTCTTAGAGATTGCCACCCTCAAGGTGAGCTCAAGGAGCTATGAGCACCAATTTCAAGTCCCAGCACTTAAGATGGGAATGACAACTGCTGAGATAAAAGAAGCTCTCATTGCATCTAACCCAGAAGATGTTAAATCGAGACCTAAAGTGATGGAATCTTTATCAAACTGCATAAAAGAGTACCTTAAAGATACTAAGAGGTCTGATGTAGACCACATCATACAGCTAGTGCCTTGGGCTTTAAGCTGCATAGAGAACAAGGGTTACTTCTATAGTGATATTTTCCCGAAGCCACAGCATGGAGGAGATAGAGAGATACATGTTCTTCAGTTTAAAGCAAGGCTGATACAAATGTACATAGAAAGAATTTCTCGAACACTGTGTGACATGACCCCATCTGATAGTCTTACTCACCCAAATCTGAAAGAAACTTTTGTACGAACTCACTATAGCCTAGCTGAGTCTGAACTGCCCTCTGAGAGGCTAACTCTAGGGAAATCTGCAGATGCTTCTAAGTGGTGCCAGAGACATCATGCTTCTAAATTTGCAGCTGCTTTATCAGGGATCTTGCCATCCATATTCATTATCGGAGTTCTAAGGATACTATGGTTCTGGACCTGCAAGATTATAGTGTTTCCACTACAATTTGTAGCCAACTTCTTGTCAAACAAAAATGTAGAATCCAATCCAACTTATAAAAGGATGCAAAAGGAATTTGAGACTGGAACAGGTATCTTCCCTGAACCAAAGCAAAACAGAATGATGATAAAGTCAGGCATGATGCAAGGCATACTACATTATTTGAGCTCTCTCTTCCATGCCATTTTGCAAGTTGCAATGCTGACAATACAGAAAATGTACTTGTCCAGAAAGAAAGTGAGCTCTGTAATCACAATAATCCAGGGTAGTGATGACTCTGGAGAATTGATCACATTATCAGGAAAAAAACCTAGTACATTACTCAAGTTAGGCACAATCATGCTACACTGGAAAGAGAGAGCTTCTCGCTATGTGTCCATATATCCCAGCTATGAAAAATCCTGTATTGGGTCATCTGATCTCATAGAGTACAACTCTGAATGGAGTATCAGGAAAACAACCTACAAGCCAACATTCCGCTGGGTGTCTGCATGTTTAGAGGTTGGGATAGTTGAGAAGTTCATTGATAGAATCAGCAACTTTTATAACACTGCAACCACTGTGCTAGAAGGAGGAGGATCAGTCTTTGAGACATCTGTTATACAGCTGTGTCAGTCTTGGATGCACTATTTGATGCTTGGGGTTGGATCGCACCCTTTGAGTTCCAAAGTAACTGATCTTATGATGCAAAGTAAGGATCCATCCCTAGGATACTTCCCTGTAGACTCAGACTACAGTGCTGGGATGCCTGGAATCAATTTTCTACTGTACATGTTATTTAAGAGAACCAGCTATGGTTTTGGGATATCAAGGGGAAAATTGCCAGAGGTTGACCTAGACATGTATGAAGAAGATGTCAAGGATGCAACTATCTCCAGAGACCTTAGGAAAGTTCAATTGAAATTTGGCAACCATAGAATCTTCCAAAAGATTGTGAAAGGAATGGACATTCCAACCATGGAGGCACTCTTAAAAGCAGCCGAGTTGGATCCAGAGTTAATTTACTACCCGGAGGGAAATTGGAACAAAAGCCAGACAAGAATATACATGAAGGTTTTTGAACCAGGTGTGAAGGAAAGTTTGAGCAAACATTCTGCAACTGCTAGGATTCTGTCGGCCTCTGCTTACATTATGTCTAGACCTTGCTTGACAATCCATACTGCTACAGGTGTAGAGAAGGTCAGCCTGTTAAAGGCTCTAGTTGACAATTATGTTAAGTCAATCACTGGAACAAAGCTGCCAGCTGAAGATGTATTCATACACTCCAAAGAGTATGAGGATCTCCTCAAAACATTGGAAGAGTTCAACAGTAGCCTGTCTGTTCAAAATGTTAAATTAAGGTCAAGAAACAAACACCACATCACAATCATAGAGAGAGAAACTTTTGATGTGTCAATTGTGGAATTGTGTAAACAAGTTTGGTTCCCTGATAGAGGAGGCCGAACTGGACTAAGCTCATCTCAGATAAGCAGGAAATGGCAGCAGGTTAAAGAAATGTATCCATTCTTAAAAGACTCTAGATCTGAGACTGAGAAAGGGCTAAAGATGTCTGCTGTGCAATTGAGAAGCTTCTTGGACTCTTTGAATGAGAGGCCTAGGAAAATCACCCTTCTAGATTCAGCTGCCAAAGGAGGTTCTTTGAGGTCTGTCTTATCAAGAGTTTTCTGGCCCAGCACAAAGCTGCACTTAAAAGATGAACTTGAAGATTATGCGACAGTGGCCTCTGTGCGATCTGAGTTATTTTCAATCTGCAGTCATTGGATGCCACACTCGGCCAAGTTACTATCTATCACTAATCTTCTGTCAAACATTGAAATATTTAAGAAAGAAGTCCCGTTTAGACTAAAAAAACTCAAAATAATGAAATCAGCAATTGAAGGAGCTCGGAAATCAGATCTAATCAGGGATATTCTCAGGGATAAGCTAGGGTCAGTAGGGTTCTTCACAGTTGCCCAAACTGGATGGGGTTGGAATAGGAAAGGCTATGGAGAGTGGAAAGGTAAGATACTAGACTCTTCGTGTGTGGTAGAATTCCAAGATTCTATCTGCTCTAAGATAACAGTGGATCGAGTGTCAAACACTTCAGAACTGGGGTTTAATCTGCTAGATTTTGTTGAATCAACTTGTTCTGATTTCCCAGGAACATTTCAAGAGGCAGACCACTGGCTATCTTCAAATGGCCGAATTAATGGAGGCAGAGGGAGGATGAAAGCAATACCTCTAGTTGTGGATCCTGAACTCAAGATACAAATCTTTGATGAATTAGAGGACAAAGAATGGATAATAGAAACATCAAACAATCTGATTAGATTAAAGGCTGTGTTTCCAAGAGGTCAGCTGATAACAATCTTGTCAGATAGATTTCTATCATATGAATGGGATCCAGCATATAAAGTGGATGAGGATAAGGAGTACTCAAAGTGGAACAACTCAGAACCAATGAATGTAGCTGAGATACAGCATGAGTTATCTAGAATACTGAATGGCTCAAAAGCTCAAACACTGAAGGAGATTAGGAACATTGGGAAAGCTAGATCTCCCTCTGGATGGCATGTTGAGAAGTTAGTGGATTGCATAAGAAGATTCTACTCTATAACTGCATCTGACAAAGATGAGCAGTCCCCAAAACAACCTGAACTCCCGACACTCAACCCTGAAGAACGGGAATGGGTGGATAACATGATATCAGGTGACCTAGATTTTGACTGGGATGCTATAGAGGATTTCTCTGTTGAAGATCAATCTGAAAGTGACTTTGACTTCAATGTTGATGCCGATGATGTTGACTTTGAAGACACCATCAGGCTCCTGATGGAAGAGAGAGAACCTGAACAACACCGAGATAACAGAATCATGCCTGCCACAAACAGATGCTTCTCCAACCTGGATGTGCTGAGCAAAGCTTATACTAATGGGATCACACTTAGGCAGAATATCTTGGATTTCAAGCAAAATCCCTCTTACACGATGCCAGGGATCTTGGGGAAAATCATGTCATTGATTCTCAAGGAAGATAGAATGATGAGAGGGGTCTCAGAGGAGGATCAAGATGTTTTTGAAGTTGAAGAAGAATCAATCAGCTTAATGACTAGCATAAGAACAGACACCAAAGCTGCTGCTCTATCTGAGATGGGTCTTAGAGATAGTATAAATCAGATCAATAATCTGCTGCAGTCTGCAACAGGTTTTCCTAGGGACTCCCTCCTGGAGTCTAGATCCAGACTAGAGAGGTTGCTATATCTGAGAACTCATCCCACTCAGGCTAAAGCAATAGGAGAGTATTCAACTAACCAATTTCTGTTAAGATGTAAGCCATTGATATCAAAGATGTCTAGTAAACTTAGAATGATATGTGAAATGGATACAGAATTCTTCTTTCCTCTCATTCAATCTGAATTAGATAAGTTAGTCATATCTTTATCTGATTCTGCTAGCATAGCTCCACAAGAGGCATCAGTATACAGAGAATCCATAACTAAGCCCAACTTAACAACTCTACTTGTGGATTTGATGTCTGAGTTGACAAAGACACCAATGGTTATAGGAGAGTACTCAACTGCTGGGGATGATACTGTGAGGGTGGATTTGGACTTATAATGTGGTAGTGTTGCAAAGTTCTCTTTCTGGTT